CGCGAGCAAGAGGAGTATATCAATCGGTTAGTGAAAGCTGGAAACTACTTAGACGAATGTCTTTTATCTATAGCTGGAGAGAATCTTCCAGCAAAGCAATTGTGGCACAAAGCCAAGGAGGCCAAGCCGTGAGCGTAGAACAACGACTGCTGTACATAGCGGAAGATCCGTTTGGGTTGTGTGATAAAAACTCACTGCGCAAAATTGCTCTGGAGGTCCGTAAAATAGAAGACCGCATCAAACAACTCGAAACCGAGAACGACGCAATGAGAGCGGATCTGTTGCTCTGGCGGGAGGACAAATGGCGTGAGTGACACCCCACGCATGAAAGCGGCGCAGATGGCTGGAGACGTGTACCGTGTTGGTTGTGATATAGAACGTGAACTCAACGAAGCAAAGGAACTTATTAAACGATTAGAGATTGCAGCATGGAAAAACTACAACAACGCCCATAAAGAGAAGGAGGACAAATGAGAGACTGCGCCTTCATATACGTCCACAAATCTAACGGACTAGTTCGCGTGGAAAGTCTTGATACAGCCAAGCACATTGATGGCAATCCAGAATGGAATCACGTCGCAACAATCAACCCTCACGTTGTTCTGGAGAGCATTCTCCGAGCGACGATTAAAGACAGAAATCAGATCATCAAACACCTTCTGACATGACCTACTCACAAGCGGGGCAAATCCCCCATCACCAATACTGCTTCGTCGATGCCTCATTCTTAGGCTCTGGCGCTGGCTTCGTCCCGTGCGTCTGGTTTGGCTTGGTATCTATTCCCGGTCGAATGTGGGGCTGTACCATCATGCTGGAATGCGGAGCGGTCTATCGCGCTGTTCCGCCTCACGCCGTAGCATTCGATCTACAGCCTGACCCCATTTGGAGCAAACAAAACGCCCAGCGATGGGACTGCTACGGAACCGATTTCACCACCATCGAGTACACGTTCCTGCGGGGGCTGGAATGCAACGTCAAATGCGATGATTTAATCACCACTGGCGACTACCTCTTCACCGCCGCCCCCATAGGCGATAGCTGGAGTCGTCAGCCTAACCAGGCTAAGGAGTTCATGTTCATCCGAACCGAGGGCGAACGCCTCACAATTCAACCCACCGACAAAGTAATCTTCATCGAGAAGTCATTCACCACAACTGGATGGCCAACTGGACTGATCACAACCGACAACGTCTTCTCCTGCGAATAAAATGAGCATACTCAAACAATTACGGTTGACCAAGGAGTCAATGGAAAAGATGTTGGGACCAGTCACCGCCTTCAAAGACCCCGACCCCAAGATTCCCAGGCGGTGGGAAGCCGTTCCAGAGGAAATCAAGGAAGCCATCCTCAAGGAACACGCAACATTCACATGCAGGGAGTTGGCCAAGAAATACGGTATCTCATCATCATGCGCATGGAACATCACGAACAAGAAAAACAAACAAACAACCAAACAATAGAGGAACAACGATGGAAACAGTTATGTCACGAATTGGCCGCATGCTTGGGCTGCGGATGCACAACACAAACCGGACTGTGTGTCCAGTGCCACAAAGCAAACAAACGGTATCGAGCGGTCCAGATACCATTGCAATAGATAAAGCAGTCAGCAAGAAAAGAAGGAAGCTTCTCAAACATACATACATGAAAATCAACGACTCAATCATTAAGATAAAAGAACTGAGGCTTAAGGGTTATACCTACAAAGCTATCGGTGACGAGATGAAGATCTCGAAGCAACGGGTATCACAAATCATCTCTGCCAGCAAAAAGCGTGATGATGACAAAAACAAATGGACCAGCGGTCTCAGCACTCGCAACCTCCTCTTGATGGAGAAACTCGGAGTCGAGGATAAGGCGACCGCCATTATGTTGATCGAAACCCGTGAAATCGTTCCGTTCAAGTGGCCCAACTTCGGTCGCCGATCCTATCACGATCTGTGCGCCTGGCTTGATACCCAACCCATCGACCCCGGCCTAGGCAGGCACTGCCCGCATTGCGGCAAAACCTCCAAGCAATGAAATGAAACAGTCCTCAACACACGACCTCGTCAACGCGCTCAACATCATCTCAGCCGAACTAGATACCACAGATGGAATCCCCAATGCGCTCATTGCAGAAGCATCCCAACGTCTCCTTGAGCTGGTCCAGCTCACGAGCGACCTCACAGCACACATCGTCTCCAACCCTGTGCATCATGGTAGATGTAACGCCAAAACCAAGGGTACCTACTGTAACTGTCTCTTGGCTCGCCTCATCACCCCATGAAGACACCAAGACAAGAGCAACCCTGGTACGAAAGCCGCCTCTCAAATAACAAGAAACCCGGTCCCATCACCGAAGAAGAACGAACCATCCTCACCGAAGAGAACCGCCGGCTCATCGAACAGTCAGCCCAGATAATTGCTTGGGGAATCGCTAAAGGCTGGATCGCTTACCCCGAACCAATCGAACGTCGCATATGGAAAATCCCTCAGCTATCCCACCCTGCCGGTTCGTCAATCGATCCAACCCTGGAGTCATAGTCACGGTCCTGCATGTAGGCCAGTATCGTCTCGCAGAACTTAAAGCTCCCGTCATCATCTACCAAAGAGGCAGCGACATCTACGTTCGCCTCATCTCGGAATTCCACACCAAGTTCAAGCCATATGAAGAAAACTAAGTCCAAGCCCGCCGCTAAGAAGACCGCCAAGACCGCCGCCATTAAACGAATGATGGAAAGCGAGATGTCCATGCCCATGCGTAAAAAGATGAAGTAGCCACCCCCCAACGATCGGTCCCAAACAAACAACGATATGACACCGCTCCAACGAGCGGCCCTTTGGCTTTCCAAGGTGCCGCCAGCCGTCTCTGGCCAGTCCGGACACTCAACTACCTACACCGCTGCCGTCGGCCTCGTACACGGCTTCCAGCTATCGGAGGCTGACTCTCTAGCCCTGCTCTCCAACTGGAATCAATCCTGCCAACCACCTTGGTCCGATCGCGAACTCATCCACAAGATCCGCGAGGCCGCTTCCAAGTCTCACTCCAAGCCAGCCGGCCATCTCCTTCAGTCCGGATCCGCCCCTTCAACCGCTCCCTTCGATATCGCCAGGGTCTCGTTCAAGCGACCGTCACCAGCGGTTGCGCCCGATCCTCAAGCCAGCGAGTTCAAGCGGTTCCTCCGAGCCGCCTTCGCTCCCACCGAGGTGGTCTGCATCTGTGATGCCGTCGAGGATGGTAGGCCAGTCACTGCTGGATCATTCATCCCCGTTGAAGATTGGATCGCCCGATTCGATGGTCCTGAGTCCCGCATCCTCTCACGGGAACGCGAGGGGATCTTCGTTCGCATCAACCCCTTCCGGCCCAACCTCTACAGCGGCTCCGACAACGATGTCAGCGCGTACCGCCATGTTCTGGTCGAGTTCGATGACAAGCCCAAGTCCGAACAGGAGAAGCTCTTCCGCGATTCTGGACTGCCCATCACCGTCCTTATCGATTCCGGCGGCAAGAGTATCCATGCCTGGGTCCGCGTCGATGCGCCCAATCGCAAAGAATGGGACATCCGCCGGGATATCATCTACAGCAGCATCCCGGGCATCGATGCCAAGAACAAGAACCCATCGCGCTACTCCCGGCTCCCAGGCGCATGGCGTAGCCCTACCTCCCAGCAGAAGCTGTTGGCCACTAACCTCGGCTCCGCTTCATGGGAGGATTACCTCACCTCCCGCGAGACCGATGATGATCAATCCACGGTGGTCTCGATCAAGGATCTCATATCCTTCGATTCATCCAACGATCCGGACAACCTGATCGGCCAACGCTGGCTTACCCGCGGCTCCTCCATGATCGTCAGCGGTGGTACCGGGATCGGGAAGTCCAGCCTGATGATGCAGATCGTCATCCAATGGGCACTCGGCAAAGACTTCTTCGGCATCGCTCCGGTGCGTCCATTGAAGATCGGAGTCATCCAAGCCGAGAACGACAAGGGCGATCTCGCCGAAGCATTCCAAGGCGTGGGGTTCGGACTCAACCTTAGCGGGAGCGACATGAAGATGCTCCAACAACAGCTAGAGTTTAGGACCGAGGCCGTTCGTACCGGTGATCAGTTCCTCGCCTACGCCCGCCGCTTCATCCACAAATCCAAGCTCGATGTCATCGTGGCCGATCCTCTGTTCTCCTACTTCGGCGGTGACCTCAGCGACCAGGGCGAGGTCAGCGTGTTCCTTCGCAACAAACTCCAGCCCATCCTTCAAGAAACCAAGGTCGCTTGGATCTGGATGCATCACATCTCCAAAGCCCAGCGCAAGGACGGTGAACCACTCACCACTATGGAACTCGCTCACGCCGGCTTCGGATCCTCGGAGCTTGCCAACTGGGCGCGTGAGATAGCGGTTCTCAATGAGGTAGGCCAATCGAAACCTAGACGCTTCCAGTTGGCCTTCTGCAAGCGCGGATCGCGGCTCCAGTCTAACTCACTTCATCTTCAGCATTCTCCCAAGGGTATTCTGTGGGATCAGTGGAATCCGATGCTAATGACTGGGGCGGAGTTGAAGGAGAAGAAACCTTTTCCTCGGGGTAAAGGCTCTCGTTGATGTTGTTCCAGTACTTAAGATAATCCTCGCGAATAGCCGCTTCCGTTTTGGGAGCGGCTTGTTGCTGCTCTGGTTCCGGATCATCCTTCGAGTCGGCCACCTCCTCATCCTTCCTGCCACCCTTGCGCCGGCGCAACAAGACCATCTCGTTCTTCACCTTCCGAAGCTCCGATCTCAATGACGATATATCACGCTTCAACTCCGTAACAACACTCATCAATAGTGATATCTT